TTTTTTATGTAATCTCTTAAAAAAGCATCGTTTTTTAAAGATATTGTGTCCATTCTAACCTCCCACGATATTTTTATACTTCTCCTTCACACTTGATTTATCAATATTTACATAAATCATAGTTGTATTTATGTTTTGATGTCCTAGAACCTGTTGAATTTCTTCTACATCCATTCCTTTTTTTAAGGCCATTGTTGCAAATGTCCTTCTGAATCTGTGAGGGTGTACGTTTTCAACCGCAGCTCTAGTTGCGATTGATTTTAATACTCTTCTAATCCCTTCTGTATCAATCTTATTACCAGGAACTTGGTTCCTGTAACATTTATACATGATTCCATCGGCAACCCACAAATATGGAGTATTGAAATTTCCTCTTTCACTAATGTATTTTTTAATTGCTAAAGCAGCAACCGTGCTTATGAATGCAACTCCTTCTTTGTTCCCTTTTCTAACAACCTTGATTTCATTTTTTTCAAAATCAATATCTCTAATTTTTATGTTAGCTATCTCAGTTGCACGAATAGCACTAGATATCAGAACTTCTAAAATTGCTTTTTCCATTGAGTTTTTACAAGCCATTCTGAGTTTTTCTAACTCTAATTGTGAGAAAGCATATTTTTCAGTTTTTTGACCTTTAACTTTTTTAATCTTTTTAACTGGGTTAATTGTGATGAATTCTTCTTCATTTAAGAAGGAAAAGAAGGAATTTAGAATTCTTCTAATATTATCTACAGATACTGCTTTTTGCTGATTTTTTTCTCTTTCAACAGCTAAGTAAAGCCTAATATCATCTGTCGTAACATTTAAAAAAGATTTTCTTACATACAATGAAAACAGCTCAAGACAGTTTTTATAGTAAGTTAAGCTTTTATCACTTAAATTCTCGGCTTTCTTTGTTAAAAAGAATCTTTTCCAAAGTTCTGCATTAGTCCTATCCGAGATAACTATTTCATATTTTTTTGAAACGATATCATAGTCTTTCAAATTAATTATTATGATATTTTTTATCTTTTCTATTTCTTCAGAACTAAAATCTCCGCTTTTGTCTATCTCAAAAGTTATTTGATTTAAAATTCCATTTTTTATATCTTCCATATCTATTCCTTTCTAAAAAAGCAAACTGTTAAAAGTAAACCAGCTACCAAAAGTTTCTCCAGTCAAAGCATTTTTGTTCTCACATTTAGCAGTAGCTCCAGCAAGAGTTAGTTGTATGTATGCCATTTGTATTGCATTCTCATCTAAATCACTGCAAACGACTAGTACATTTTTCTGATAGTTAATTCCTTTTTCTTTCAAAACTGCTAACAGTCCTAATAGTAAGCAACCTGACCCGCATGCTGAGTCAGTTATTTTTATCCTACCTTCTTCTAATTTCTTTATTACATCAGAAACCTGAGTCTCTGCCATCATTTTAGCTAAGTGAAAAGGCGTAAAGAATTGCCCTTTCATTTTGTTATGCACTCCTAGTTGATGATGAATTTTTCCTAAGTAATCATCAACTCCTTTTTCTTCAAAAAGCATTACTAGCTCTGCATGACATTCATAAAACATTTGCATAGTTTTAGCTCCATGCTTCTCTTCTAACCTTTTAAATTTATCTTCTCTATCTTCATATCCATCTCTGTTGCAAGAATTGGCATACGCGTAGAACATAGATTTTATCCAATCAAAGAAGATTTCATCATAGTTATATTTTTGGTCCGTACTTTGAATCTTCTTTACTATATTATTTATTGAGATTTCCATCTTTTTTCTCCTTCCAGTCCATTTCTTCAGCTTCTTTCTTCTCTTTGTACAGTTTAATAGCCATCCCCTTAGCACTATAATTTCTAAGGCCAAGAACTTTTTCACGGCTTCTTTTTTTGTAAGCCGCATTTTGCTTTGATTTTTCTCTCCAGTATTGCTTCTCGCACACTGCACTACAATATTTAACTCTCTTATCTTTTACATCAGTAACATAGACATGAGCTCCACAGTGCGCACAAACGAACTCACGAGGACAGTCTACATTATCGTAAAATTGATTAACTTTTATCCCCATTTTTAATCACCTACATACATTCCATCTCTATGAGAAATTAAACTTGGCATTTGTGCAGTTTCTTCAGGTGCTTTCAAGTCAATGAAATTTAAAACTGTCGCATATCCCCTTGCCAATCTCACATCTATGATAAAATCATTTCCTTTTATAATTAATCCAGGATCTATGAGTTCTCTAGTTGGATCATAATTTATGTTGGCTGCGCACTTATAGAAGTTGTAAGTGTCTATTTTATATTTGCATTTGATAAAAACTTCTGTTACATCAGCATAACTTCTATTATTATTTTGAAGTTCACTCAACACGAAATTGAGTAAATTAATAGTGATCATATTTTTCTCCCTTGTTTTTTCATAAGATTTAATGTATAATCTAGGTAAATATGTTACCTAAATATTTTTTCTTAAAGCATCTGTATTTGTTTGGTCACTTACTACAGATGTTTTTCTTTTATTAACTTTTTCATAGTTCTTCACCCTTATGCTTCTCAAACCAATCTGCTAATTTATCTTTGATTACTAGGTGCTTCACACCAACTTTTATAAAAGGGAAATCTGCATATTCTTTAGCAATCTGTTTTAACTTTTGTAATCCTATGCCAGTTAATTTTGATGCTTCTGGCATTGTTAACATCATCTTTTCAGTCATCTTAATCTCTCCTTTCTAATTAATTTTTGCTGTAAGTTGAGTAACGATATCCATTAGAGCATTTTCGTAGTATGTAAAATTGTTGCATCTAACATCATCAGATTTAAAACCTATAATCTCATTGCCGTCGGCATCTATGAAATGTTTTATTTCAGGAGTTATCAAAACCCGACAGATG